CCCGCAGCGGAGCTCAGCCTGGTCTCCCTCGAAGCCTGGCACCATGGTATTGAAGCTTACTGGCCTACGTTGCTAGTACACCTGGTTTGCACAAGGCTGAGGTTAGAACAGGGCATAATGCTGCACACGCTTTGGAACTTGCTGGTATGTTCCGAAGGTCGACCAGCGTCTTCGCAGATTAATGCGCCGGACGATGTGTGTGTGGATGATCCGTTTCCCCGTGACAATGAGGAAATTGCTGAAGGCAATACGCTCAGTCACATCGAAGGTTGGCAATTTGATGCCCAATTACCGTGTCGGAAGCCCGGTAAGTCATGGTACTTTCGTGCCATTGGGGTTGAGAGTGTCCAAGTAACCACCTATCGTTCATGTTCTTGTAATGAGCGAGCTGCCATAATATCCAGAGTGTTGGCAGTCAATAAACAAGAAAATGAGATTTGGCGCGTTTGGTGGCGTCAAGCTAGGCCGATGGGTAAGGTGCCCGTACCGGACTATGCTAAGTGGTTGAAGCATCTGCCATCTCGAGCCCGTGGGTTAATCGCGCGGGATCCTTCCACCTCTGTACTCGGGGGTCACGGGCAAGAGATTAAGGCATTTGTCAAGCGGGAAAAGGCTGTAACCGCTATTCGAGACACACCAATAAAGAAGTCCCCTGCACCCAGGATCATACAAGGTAGATCAGTAGACGTCAAAATTGCAACTGGCCCATTCACGTGGGCCTACGGCAAAAGACTTGCGATTGCCTACGGATCCGACCAGAACTACTTGTATGCTGGAGGGAGAACCGCTGAAGAGATCGGGCGGTTCTTCGAGGAGCTTCCCCGTCGATGGGGAAACATGCCCTTTCTCCACTGGATTGCAGTTGACTGCTCAAGATGGGATCGATCAGTGGGCCCGACACCGATGGCTTGCTTGTACGATGAGTACAAGAATTGCGGTGCGCCCAAGGATTGTCTCATAGCCCTCAAAGGTAGGGACGGTAAGCGCAAGGCGCGCTCAGCTGGTGGATGGCGCTTCACCAGAAGAGCACAAGTTGCTTCAGG